GCCATTACTAAACTACCTACAGCACCAAGAACTGAAGATACCACTCCAAGTATTATTTTAAAAGGTGCAAAAATGGCGGCTTTTATACCATTTAACATTTTTGAAAGCCATGAAGGTGTTCCATCACTTTCTTGTTTTTGCTCTTTATCTTTTTGTTTTTCTGGAATAGCCGTTGGTGCTTTAACACTTTTTAATCCTTCAATCAATTTTTTGTGTCTGCGTGCATCTTCTTCCATTTGTTCTTGACGGTAAGCATTTTCTATTTCATATCGCTCACTATCAGCTTCATATGTTTTTTGCATAAAAATTAATTGTTTTGCCATAATATCAGCAATAGAATCTCCAGTTTTTAGTCTGGCATTTGAACCAGAACTAATAGAAGTCCTTTGTGGATTTTTTCGGCCTGCGGCATCAGCACCTAATTTACTATCACCTGTTTTTGAGTTACCAAAAAGTCCACCCAATAATTTCTGTGGTGAAAATTTATCTTTTAATGATGAGGCTTTTTGTTTAAAATTGTCCGAAAAACCCCCTGGACTAGATGATTGATTTATGAAAGAGTTCATTGATGGTAATGGCATTTTTTTATCCGTTTGTATTAAGCAACAGCATTATAACCAAATTGTTTATTGAATGCAGATGAATGTAATTGTGCCGGTTCTTCCGACAACATCACAGTAGGTCCAGATTTTATATTATTATTTACATTGCTCATAGATACAATCTGTCTAGGTTTTGATTTTGTTCCATTAGAAGATAACTGTGAAATTTGTCTTTCGACTGGATCAACATAAAAAGATGAATCGGATCTTGGATCAACCGCTTGACCATTTTTTAATAATTCATAGTGTAAATGTGGTCCAGTAACATTACCAGTTGCTCCTAATTTTCCAATGATTTGATTTGAATCTACTTGAGCACCTTGTGCAACATTTATATCAGATAGATGGCCATACTTTGTTTCTGTGCCATCACCATGGTCAATTATAACTAATTTACCATAACCTTTTTGTTCTCCAGCAAATTTTACTTTTCCTGCTTTGACCGCTTTAACTGGATCGCCCGTGTTACCTTTAATATCAATACCTTTGTGGTCAGTAGATGCGCCAGGTAAAGGTGATGTTCTAAATCCATATCCACTACTAACATTACTATTTTGCAATGAACTTAATTGTGGCGATATTGGTGCTTTAGTTTCAAATTGAGTTCCTCCAACTACATCACCTCCAGTTGATTGTAATTTACTAAGATAACTAGCATCTGTTCCTGCTTTATAGGCATTTTTGTCTGCTGCGGTAAATCTTTTTTGATTTTTATCTACACCAGATAACATACTTGTACTTGATAATATATCTCCCCTTCTTTCTTCCGATGGACCCTTTACATAATTTTGAGAAGGTTGATTATCATTTGCTGATGTTCCTGTTACAGCTTGAAATTGATTTTTTTGGTGTAAAACTTCAGTAATTGTTTTGCCAGTATCTCTACTACGATTCAATATAGTGGCCATAATCATGGCTTGTTCAGTTTTATTTGATTTAACTCCAGCTTCGGCTGAAGTTGCTCGGATTAATTGGTCAAACTCACTATCACTAATTGGCCTATTAATATAATCTTCTATTGATTTTCTAGGATCTCCTGATGGTTGGCTAGAAGATTCACTTAGCATACTTTGAATTTTACCTGGCAATCCACTTACATCTAAATCTTTCATGTCGGTTATACTAGAAAATTCTTTTTGCCAATCAACATTTGCCAAAGCACTTTCAGCAACAAATAAACCACCAACTACTGCAGCAGTTTTTAATCCAAAACCTAAAGAACCAGAACCTGTAGATTTAGAAGCTTTGGCCACTCTGGCCATTTTACCTGATTTTAAAGATTTACCAGTTGAACCATTTATTATATTTAAAGTTTCAAGAAAAAACTTTTCTTTTTGTTCGGTTACTTTTCTTTGATAGTTTTTTGTTTCTTTAGTTTGGGTTTCATTATAATTATATTGTTCTTGCATCAAGTTAAACATCTTAGCCATGATGTCGGCTTGAGATTCTTTTTTCTTGATATCTTTTTGTTTGTTACTGGGACCAATTTTTGTAAAACTGGAATCGGATTGAAGTTTACCTGTGGATGTTGGAGTTTGGCCATCGTTACTAACAATATTTTTCACCAACTTCGACATCAATGGCATGGTCATGAAATCTTGGTAACCAGGTTGAGAGGCCACTTTATTGGCCATCTCTTGTAATTTGTTATCCATTTATCGTCTTTTCATTAACTCTTGTTGTTCTTTTGCTTTTTGGTTTTCTTCTTCAATATACTGAACTAACATAGCCACGTAAATGTCCCTTTCCCACGGTATCATATTTTCAAGTTCCGTGAGAGAATACTTATGGTGTTGCATCAAAGAGAAATTAGTTTTATAATAATTCCTCAGGTTATCATGACAAAATATTATTCGAAAAAACTTTCTAAACCTTCCATGCTAATCGCATGGTCAAATCCACATTTACCACATTTTAAATCAATCTTCTTGTTTAGTTTTGGAAGGTTATTAAAGAATTCTTCCAATCTACCAAACTGTTCCTGATTTAATGATTCCACAAAATCGGTCAATTCTTTTCTAGTAACTTCTGCTGCATAGTGGTATTGTTCACCATCAAAAATATATTCTATACTATCAATCACAACCTCAAAGGCTATATCTACAGCATTTTCCTTTTTCTTTAATTTTTCAACCAAAGAAAATTCTGGATATTTTAGTTTGATTGATATAGACTCATTAATTTTAATAATGTCCTTTGCTTCTGGATCAATATCAACAGAGATATCCAACAAATTAAACTTGGCATCCATCTTATGGCCACATTGTGCACCTTCAATCTCATTGGTACAGATGTATCGGTTTTCTACTATCTCACCTACTGACCTTGCTCGTAACTGAATGAAATAAAATTCAACATCAATCACAGGTAGATTATCAATAACGATACCATCTGTTAAGGTACAATTGGTTAAAACTTGCTTGATGTTTCTTTCGATGGTTTCTTTATCATCGGCTTCCATGGCCATCATCAAGTTTTTTTGTTCCTTGACCAAAAATGGCCTAAAACGAATTTGTTTCTTTGATAATGGTAATTCAAGGTCATATACGGGGGTATCAATTTTTGGTAATGCCATTTTAAAACTCCTTTTTCAATTCAATTAGCTTCTTGTTAAATCATTTAAAAGTCCAGTTAGACCAGCGTTAATAATATTTTGACGTATTGAATCTTGGTAACTTCCAATCCATTGTTTATATACAAAAGTTATAGCAATTTTATGATAACCATCCGTATTCCAATCCAAACTCATTTCGTTAATGTTTGTAGGATATGCTTCTATTAATGTTGCGGTGTATGTTAGTTTATTTGTTACATCATATTGATTAATGGATACATCTACAGCATAGTTTGTTTTGTATTGAAAATTGTAATCGGTTGTTGGATTGATTAAATCCATCCATGAATCAAAAAATATTTTCTCTTTCATATCATCTGATACTATAAAATCTAAAGTAACATCACCGTATTTTGTGTGATATGGAAATTTTTCAATTGGTGCAGAACCCATACGTTTCTCTGCTGTATCGAATGTTCTACCTGGCATTTCAGCCTTATCACACCTAAATGATAATTGTCGTGTATCCACTTTTGTGTTACGGAGTGCCAATGGAATAGGAATACTAACATCAAATCTTGATGCTCTGGCCACATCGGTATTAAAACTTGAACGGAATTCGCTGATTGTACCGGCCATTTAACTTCCCCTTATTTCTTCGACTGATTCTGTCCACACCTTGTTTGCTGTGGCACCTTTGAACATTTGTAACGGCAATAAAGTGGCAGTTTCCCACTCATTTGGTTGGATGGTAAGTAACCTAGACCTCATATGATTGAATAAGTAACGCTTGAGACATGGTTTGAACTCTTTAAACCGTCTGGATGCATTTAAAATATCGTAGGTGACTCTCAACCTTACAACATCATCTTCTCTGTCGGTGACTGCGTATTTGACTAATTTGTTTAAAAATACCACTCGATACTTATATGGTAAATAATGTAAATTTAACCCAAGAAACCCATCTGGATAACTTTCTAACACTATTACCATTGGAAATCTATCGTAATATGGTAAATCATCTTTGGTCTTTGGATCGTAAGCAAAACAATATAATCTACCTAACTTTAATTGACTGGTTCTTCTAGATTTTTCTTGTGTTATATCACGAACTATGGCCGCAGGTCTTTTGATTTCTGCTATTTTTTCTTTAAACCAAGCAATAGAATTTTTGGACAACCTTGGAAACTCGGTTGCTTTGCGTTCTTGAGCTAATTCTGTAAGTTTTGATGTGGACATGAGGTTATTTAGTTACAAACCTAGGTGATCCTCAGTTATCAATTTGAATTCCCAACCACGATCCATGCAGTATTCACTAGCAACTTTCCATTTGGCTTGGTTTTTACCCCATTCCATTACGTCTTGGATATACTTTTTGGTTACTCTACTTGGTTTTTTGGGTTGTTGGGTTTGATACTTTGGTTTAACCTCAAGTATCATTATTTTGTGCTTATCGTCTTTATCTTTAAATTTAACAATAAAGTCTGGATAGTATCGATGTGACCTTCCGTCGGCAGGAGATATATAAGGTATACTGAGTTCTTCTGAACCCCAAGACAAAATATCATCATTTTTGTCGAGCCAATCCATCACCCTACACTCCCATGATGAGCGATATATGATATTACTTGGGTCACCCGCATATTTTTGTGGGTTTTTAGGTTTAAATCGTCCTGAATATGCCATAAATATATGTATAATAATTTAAAGAGAACAACATGGCTTTTACAATAATACCAAATAATTTGGGTGGTGTAAACACCTTCCTAGGTTCTGTAAAGGGGCCTCTAAGTAGCCTTACAAACAACAGCACAGCTCAAAACTTGGTATATCCTTCAGATTTATCTTCAAATCCAGCCATGTGCCACGCCGTACAATTTTCAATATTTGATTATACTAGTGGTTTTAATCAAATTGCTGGTAAAGTATCATTAAAAATTGCTGAAGGTGCTGACGGTGTTCGAAACACATTTAATATGGCTGCCGAAAATTCAAAAGGTCTGGCTGCTGGTACTACTGCAGAAGCAGGTAAACTAGCCGCCAGAGCAACTAAAGCTACTCAAGATATAGCTGGTGGTTTAAGTTTAAACAATGCTCTAAGTGTTTTAGGTAGTGTTGCTGATAGTGCTGCAACTCTAGCCTCAGCACCAACATATAGACCAAAAACAAAAGGTGCATCACTAGCCAATATTTCATTATATATGCCAGATACATTAGTTGCTTCACAT